TGCTATGTTCTCAGGAAATTTAAGGAATGATTCTTTTATAAATCTTATACTTTTCATTACAAGGCCATCAGGATCAACACCTAAAAATGTTAGTAATCCTTCTACTGCTGAGAAGAAAGCAGTGCCTAGGGCACTTATCGCTTTAGGTAATCCCTCTACAAATATCTTTTTAAGACCAGAAGCTATCTTACCAAAATCTAAATTAAAAATACCTTGCACTAATTCTACTAGACCACCTAATGCGTCTTGTAGAGCACCAAACACTCTTTCAAACACAGGCCCTATGTCTTTTAGTATAACATCCATACCTCTCTTAAATGCTGGCACAACCTTCTCATTTATCATTTTTAAGGCTGGAGCCACAACAGAATTTATCTTTGCAGCTGCAATCGATAATCCTGCTGCTATGGCAGCAAACAACATTATCTTACCTTTCTCACCTAGGTTTGCAGGATTTAATTTACCAACAGCGCCTTTTACACTACCCAACATACTACCGCCCTCGGTTGTATCATTATCCTCTGCTTTAAAATCATTGTCCTCTATATTTTGATCTCTAGAGTCTATTCTTGCTTGATCTTGTTCTGCGTCAAATTTGGTTTCTTCTAAATTTAGATCATCGGCCATCACGTCTGCCATTTCTTCTAAACTATCATTTTGTTTTTTCTCAAAATTTAATGTCTCTCTTGCAAATTCAACAAGTTTTGATATACCTTCTTTTATAATTACAAATATACCTGTCAATGCTGCCATAGGACCAGCCATACCACTAAGACTCTCTTTCATGCTTTCCATGATAGATAGACCCTCACCACTTGTATTTTCCATACTACCTGTAGCACCCATACCAGGTGACGCCATTACTGGTGTCATAGGTTTAAAAGGCACTATCGCTGGTGCGTTAAAACTCTCTGTTCCTAATGAAGACATCTCTGCCATTATTTTTTACCTTTACTTGTTCCTGCATATAGACCAAACCATGCTGCCCCAGCACCTACAACAACTGATATCAAACCAGATTGTTCCATAGTAGGGTTCGGTAGGTTCATGTACCATATTACACATTTATACAATAGAATAATGTATGTTGTTATGAATATTCTTGGAAATATTCGCCAACTATCAACTGCCCTTGCCATATGAATAATTCTTGCATATGGATTAGGACCTAAGTCTTTGATAGATGTATCAACTTCTAATTCTACTGCGACTTTTTTAGATACCTCTTTTTTATCAGATGGTACTACTATTTTTTCTTCAGCCATTTTAATTTCCTATCCCTTGTTTTCTTCTTTTAATTTTATCGTTCTCTTCCTTTATATATGTGATTAACATGTCAACATATATATCCCTTTCCCAAGGTAGCATATTCTCAATATCAGAGAGAGAATAATTATGATGTTGCATTAGAGAAAAATTAACATGGTAATAATTCTCTAAACTATCATGTGAAAGGGCTACCCGAAAAAATCGTTTAGTCCACTTAGTGTTATCTCACTTTCCTTCTTAGTCTTAGGATTCTTTATTTTGATAGTATGTTTTAGTCTTGGCATAGTATCAAAAAACTTTTGAACATCTTTAAACTGTTTAGTATTAAGTTGTTCAATAAAATCTGTCAACTCTTTTTTAGTCTGATCTTTAGGGTCATAAACTTTCTTACCTTCTTCTTCGTATATCTGTAATATACAAGCGCCTATTACCTCTAACATATTACCAGCATTTATATCTGTTATACCAGTATCTTTAAATGAGTCAATACTAGGGTACTGCATAATCATACCTGTACCATTACCCAACTCAATCTTGTTGGTATGATCGTCACCAACTTGAACCGCTACCTTAGTTAAATCTACCTCAGCATCGGCATATGTTTTTTTGTCATCTGGACATAGTAATCTTAATTTAGATACCTCGCCCACAGACTTGGCTCTGATATTCAAGAATATGTATTCAATATCAAACATAGGCATAGTGTCTATGCTAATTTTATTGAAAGTACACTCACTCACAATATCTTTTACAGCCTGAACAACGTCAGCACTTTTCTTGCTTTCCATTGCCATCATAAGTATCTTTTCTTCTCTTACCAAGAACGGTCGATACTTGATCTTTTTATCCGTTGATGGTATTTCCAACTCATAAGTTGGAGTTGTCAGTTTAGGTAGTGCCATAATTTATCCTCCTTATTATATAAAATTATGTAAATGGTGGGAATACCTTTCCGTTAAATATTCTTCCTATAGGATTCCATACCGTTCTTCCTTGTTGAAATATATTTTTACCTGCTTGTTTTAGACTAGGTGGTAATCTGTCTATTATACCAGGTGTTCTAGTTTTTATCATAGCAGGTGCTTGTTGAGCATGACCAAAGTCTATACCTGAAGTCTCTGATCCCATATTACGCCATTGTTTATATGCGAAACCTATTGTCACTCTAGCGACTTCGTTTGCTTTACCATAAGCATATTCTACTGAACCTATTGTAGCAGGATACACATCTAATGCTTCAATAGCATAGGTAGGCATATCTCTGTTTACCTCTGTATCTGATCCTAATTGATATATATGCATTTTACCAACATATTCATCATAATAACCTGCTGTATGTGACACAGGATCAACACACATATTTTGCCACATCTCCATAAAATGTCTCTCTCTTAAATACTTGTCTGCATAGAAGGTCGCTTCTATATTACCATCATATGTATGTGCTTGAACCTGTTGTCTTTTTACGTCTGTGCCATACTGCACATCTTGTGCTTGTAAATCTCTACCTGGCATAGAAACACTATCACAATGTATATTGATCTGTCTACCTATTGTATTAGTTAGAGAGTTCAACACGCCAGCATTATATTTTATGTCAACCTGTCCTGAGCCAGTGTACATCGCTTGCTCATAATTAGTGCCACCTCTACTTGTGGTGTTGTTTTGATTTTTAACTGCTTGTAATAATCCTGATGGCGGAAATATTCTGACAGCATATCTTGATGGTCTAGCATAACCTTCTGCCGAAGCCATAGCCGCTCTGAAACGACCGATAGTATTATCAGTATTTGCTCTTTGTTTAAATCTAGGATCTCTATCTGTCTTGTGATATGCACTAGATTTTAAATCGCCTCTTGATATACCACCTCGTATATCAAATGGTCCTATTCTTTTACCGCCTCTAAAAATTGCCATTAGTAAGGACTGCCTTTCTTAAATCTTGCAACAGGTAGAAATATTGCAATTGCCATCTCATCTGCTGTTATGTTTAAAAATGATGATCTCACTTGACTAAACAAATAATGTTTTGCTGTCTTTCTCATGTATAAATTATTTCGCCAATTAATTCTGTATCTTGTTGTCTTATCATATTTTTTATTACTTGTAGTATTTGCTAAACTTCTTAGAAATGCTACTCTTGCACCTGGTTTTAGATAGTGAAAATTTAGACCTATAAAACCACCCTTTGCAGGTTCTAGAGGAAAGATCAAAGGAAATACATCATAGTATGGCAATTTGTCTTTATGTTTAGGGTCATAACCAAACAAATTCATGACACCATATTTAGGTCTTAATGTTGCTTTTCCTTGATTAATCAAAGTTCTAGCACTTGGTGTTGTCATCGCTGCTACTTTTTTCTTGTACCAGTCATATGATTTTCTACCAGTTGTACTATCTAATATCTTATCAAATACCGTTGCCATACTACTATTTATATAGGTTTATAGATAGTAATTAATTCTTCCTTGCCTTTGACTTTGATCTTATCTACTTCTACTGATTTGATATTTTCTAGTTTTTCTTGTGTATATGATGAATATAATGTAGGTGTTACCTTGCCGTTTTCATCTTTGTAGTTTCTTGTTTGTGCTTCTAGTCTTGCAGCTAGATTTACTGCGTCACCAATAACAGAATAGTCCAGTCTCATCTCACTACCCATATTACCTACAATACAGACACCTGTATTGACACCTGATCCTATGTTGATATCAGGTAGGCCTTTTGCTTTAAATTCTGCTTTTATCTTGTCTGTCTCCTCAGCACACTCGATAGATGTTTTGACTGCCATTTCAGCATGATTAGGACAATCAAGTGGTGCATTCCAAAATGCCATAATACAATCACCCATGTACTTATCAATTGTACCACCATTCTTTAATACTATCTTACTCATACGATTTAGATAGTCATTAATGACAGCGACAAGACCCTCAGGATCATCCTTGTTCTTGTAGTATTCAGAGATAGGTGTAAATCCTACAATGTCCATAAACAAGAAAGACATCTCTTTTCTCTCGCCACCTAGTTTTAACTTCTCAGGATTCTTGACTAGTATTGCCACCTGTCTAGGGTCTAGATATTTTTCAAACTGTTTTCTTATCTGTTGTTTTAATTTAAACTCTAATACAAATCTATTGAAGATACTATGTAGTCCTACAAATATAATTGTTATGAATATCCAACTAGGATCAATCAACATTAATTTTTGTTGAAAGAAAAAGTTAGAATATACTATCGTGCCTACACAACCAAATATCATAGCAGCTGCAACAATCCAATATGCTGTAAATCTTGTAAGTATAATTAAAACTAGACCTGCTACAAAAGCAACTGCAAGTTCTATCAAAGGCATTATGTCTGTTCTTATTATTTGTTTACCTTGTAATACGGTATCTAGTGTAGAAGCAGTTAGTTCGTAAGCATATCTCTCACCTACTGGTGTTGCAATAACACCACCTAATCCCTCTGCACTCATACCTATGATTACAGTTTTACCTTCTACATTTGCTTTATCTAATTCTGCAAGTGATATTGTAGGATACTGTTTATTCCATCTTAACCATATTCTAGCATTTGCGTCTGTATTAATAATAGGATAACCAGGCACTCTCATTGCAATCACACCTGCTTCACCTGATTTGACTTGATAACTTGGTGCACCCATGGCAACTCTTATTACTTCTATTGCCATAGCAGGATAAATGTCTTCACCTATTTTCATTAATAATGGCATTCTTCTTACAACACCATCTACTTCTGGTGCTGTATTTGATACACCAACACCACTTGCAATATGAAACTCAGGTATAGGACCTAACATACCACCCCATTCAAATAAGAAAGGTAATGGATCATTTACTTTTGCAACACCTCTTGGCACACCATTCTTGTTTATCTGATTAGTGCCTATTTGAGATATCACTATACCATATTCTAATACGTTTGTCAAGTCTAAATCCCCACCTAGTCTGTCAGGTTCACTAAACAGCATAGGTAATACTATGACACCAGCACCCTTTTCTCTTAACTCAATTATTACATTTGCTAATACGTCTCTTTTCCAAGGCCATTGACCATACTTCTCTATTGCCTTTTCATCTATGGCAATGACTGCTATGTCTTTTGATATTTCTTTTGTTTCTGATTGTAGTAAAAAGTCAAATGATTTTAATCTTAATACTTCTTTTATTTGTGGGTCTTTAACACCTATAAATGTTAATACAAATAAGGTTACAAATGCAAATGTCCAGTGTGTTATATATTTCATAACCACTTACCTAGTAATTTGAGAAAATATGCCACAGGTATAACACACATGGCAGCGATTATACCTTGTTCTAATAACATTATAAAAAAGATATAAACACAAAAAATATAAAACGCTATAGTCTTCCAATGAAAGATAGCTGCTAATATTCCTAGACCTATAATTTTCAAATATTCTTTTATCATTAGTTTTGTGTTACCGTTGCCGAACAACTTGCACTTGAGCAGTTTTGTTCTAGGTAGTAGTTTTGATCGTTGCTACTATCTTGTGTTAGTGTGACAGATGAAGGATTACCACTTAGATGTATCTTTGCGTCATGACTACCAGAACCATCTTGCGTCACATCTACGGTATGACTATCTGTCAGGTTAATATCTAAAAAGTGACTACCTGTGCCTTTTTGATCTACTTGCACATTATTTGATCCATCTACATCTAGAAACAATATCTTATTGCCTGTCTCTTTCTGATCTATGGTAATTGAATTACTATTACCATTGATTGTCACTTTTGAGAAATGATCTCCATTATTATTTAGATGTAATTGTTCGAGGTCTAAGGTATTTGAGGCACCTGTTATATTTACCACTGCTCTCTGATCTGTATCTTGCCATATATCTACATCATTCGTATTGCCATTTACATCAATACCTAAAACATTATTATTGTTCTTTTGTGTAAGTGTTATCTCATTATTATCACCTTGAATAGAACCTGCGGTTGTTAAATCAGAACCTATGATTAAATTGTTATCACCATCTTGCACTATGTCTAAATCTAAACCACTACCTGACTGAGTTAAATAAATGTTATTGGTTGTGCTTGTTTTAGCTGTCGCTGTGTTTACCTCAGTTTGTTGTGATGATGTTATACCTGATTGAGGTGTTGTAATAGTTATACCTTCATGTTCAAGTGTTTTTTGTAAAAATGTGTATAGTCTTGTAGTCCAAGTAGCACTATTATTATTACCACTATGA